TGGCCCGATCCTTGGGAACTTTTGGTAGAAAATACCTATTGTACGGTTGCAAGAGCATTAGGGATGTGTTATACTCTACTTCTCGTTGGAATAAATGATATACAAATGGTAGAAGCTACTGACATGAACTGTGAAGATGTTATATTAGTATTGGTTGAGGACGCAAAATATATACTTAATTATTGGCCTAAAACGGTAGTAAATAACAGTTCGAACGACTTTGTAGTAAAACGCGTAGTAGACTTGTACAACATAAAACAAAAACTAAAATAGGTGAAAAATGAATAATATTAACGTTATTAAGCGTAATGGGGAGAGTGTTCCTTTAGACATTAGCAAAATACAGCGTCAAGTAGCATATGACTGTAAGGGTATAGATAATGTCAGCCCCAGTATGATAGAAATTAAAGCACAACTTCAACTCCATGAAGGTATGACAACTGAAACTATCGACGAATTGTTGCTCAAAGCAATGGTCGATCTAATCGATGAAAATGAAAACCCAGATATCAATAATGTTAATTATCAATATGTAGCAGGCCGTCAAAAGGTTAGTATGCTACGTAAAGAGGTCTACGGAAAATATGACCCGCCCCCATTGTATGAAATCGTACAGAAAAACGTAAAATTAGGAATGTATACGACCGATCTATTAGATTGGTATACTAAGGAAGAATGGGATATCATTGATCTTTTCTTAGATCATGGTAAAGATGAAAACTACACCTATGCTGCAATTGCTCAGCTAGCAGAAAAATATTTGGTACAAAATCGTGCTACTGGAGAACTATACGAAACCCCTCAAATACGCTATGCAGTTGCTGCCGCCACTGCGTTCCACAATGAGCCAAAAGAAAAACGTCTAAAATATGTTAAAGAATATTACGAATGTGCTAGCGATGGACACTTTACCCTCGCTACTCCTGTCCTCGCTGGGCTAGGTACTACTACTAAACAGTTTAGTAGTTGTGTTCTTATTTCGAGTGATGATACACTTGATAGTATATTTGCCGCAGGTGAAATGATGGCAAAGTATGCTAGTAAACGCGCCGGCATCGGACTAGAGATTGGTAGATTACGCCCAGTTGGTGCTCCAATTCGCAACGGTGAGATCAAACATACCGGGATGATTCCTTTCTTAAAGAAATGGTTTGGTGATTTACGTAGTTGTAGTCAGGGTGGCGTGCGTAATGCAAGTTGCACAGTTACTTTCCCTATATGGCACTATCAATTTGAAGACCTAATTGTCTTGAAAAACAATCAAGGTACAGAAGAAAATCGTGTACGTCAGCTAGACTATAGTGTAGTTGTAAACAAGATGTTTTGGAATCGTTATAAGAACAATGAAAATATCACCTTGTTTGATCCTAACGAAGTTCCTGATCTATATGAGGCATACTATCGTGATTCAGTGTTGTTCGAAAAGCTATACACTAAATACGAAAATCAAAAGAACATAAAGAAGAAGGTATTACCGGCAGTAGAGATATTTAAAAACGGTATACTAAAAGAACGTACAGATACCGGACGTATCTATATGGTTAACATTGATAATGTAATCAATCAAGGGCCATTTGATACCCTAGTAAATCCAATTTATCAATCAAATCTATGTCAAGAAATCTTACTACCAACTAAACCTTTTCAACGGATTGAAGATGAGACCGGTCGTATCGCCCTCTGTACCCTCGGAAGTATAAATTGGGGAGCATTTAAGAACCCACAAGATATGCGTAAGGCCTGTAGAGTGTTAGTACGTAGCTTAAGTAACTTACTAGCATATCAGGATTTCTTATCGATCCAAAGTAAGTTAGCTAATGTAGATTTTGAACCATTGGGCGTTGGCATCACTAATTTAGCATATTGGCATGCCCGTAAGAATTTCAAGTATGGTGATTCTGACGCATTAAGCGAAGTCAAACGGTGGATGGAACATCAAGCATATTATCTTACTGAGATTAGCGTAGAACTTGCACAAGAGCGCGGTGCTTGTAAGTTAAGTGATCAAACATATTATGGTAAAGGTATATTTCCTTGGGAACGTCGTAGTCCAGGGGTTAATGAATTAACTGATTTTACTAAGCCAAGTATAGATTGGGAACCATTACGTGAGAAGATGAAGAAGTATGGTATACGTAATGCAACGTTAATGGCTGTTGCTCCGGTAGAAAGTAGTAGTGTTGTATTGAATAGCACCAATGGTATCGAAATGCCAATGGAACTAATCAGTGTTAAAGAAAGTAAAGGGGGCAGTTTAGTGCAAGTAGTTCCTGAGTACAAACGTTTACGTAATCGGTATCAGTTAATGTGGGATCAACGTGATTGTATTGATTATTTGAAAACTGCTGCTGTATTGGCTGCATATGTAGACCAATCACTTAGTACAAATACTTTTTACAATCCAGCATACTATGAGAATGGTAAAGTACCTGGTACATTGATTGCTAAAAATCTAATGTTAGCTAGTAAGTGGGGACTTAAATCTGTATATTACAGCCTAATTAATAAGTTAGGATCAAAAGTATCATTGAACGATAACAACATTGTTTACTTTCAAAAAGACGCCGATCCAATGGATCAAGAATCATGCGAAGCATGTACATTATAAAGAGCATATATGAGTAAAGACCAATATAATTTCGAAAAACCAACTAATTATCTAAAGAGACAAATGTTTTTAGATCCAGCTGGCCCGGTAACGGTTCAGCGATTTGAAGAAGTTAAATATCCCAAACTTGCTAAGTTTGAAGAATTGGCAAGAGGATTCTTTTGGACACCAGAAGAAATTAGTTTAACAAAAGATAAGATTGATCATAGAGATTCATCTGAGGCGATCAAACATATCTTTACCTCTAACTTACTTAGACAAACCGCATTAGATAGTATACAGGGTCGAGCACCAAGTCAAGTATTTGGCCCTGTAGTAAGTATTCCAGAGTTAGAGGCACTCACCCTAACTTGGGGATTCTTTGAAACATCTATCCATAGCAAGAGTTATAGTCATATTATACGTAATGTGTATGGTGTGCCTAAAGATGAATTTAATAAGATTCATGATACCGCTGAAATTGCAGGGATGGCAGCAAACATCGGACGATACTATGAAGACCTACATATACTTAATTGCAAAAAAGGATTAGGTAAAGAGGTTGATATCATCAAACATAAACGAGCAATTTGGATGGCATTACACGCTAGCTATGCACTAGAAGCATTACGTTTTATGGTTAGCTTTGCTACAAGTCTTGCAATGGTAGAGAACAGAATCTATATAGGCAACGGTAATATCATTAGTCTTATTCTGCAAGATGAACTTCTTCATACTGAATGGACTGCTTGGTTAATTAACACCGTAGTTAAAGATGATCCTATCTTTGGTGAAATTGCAGAAGAGGCAAAGACTGAAGTATATAAACTATATATGGAAGTTATCCGAGAAGAAAAAGAATGGGCAGAATATTTGTTTAGTAAGGGTGTTGTTATTGGACTAAACGCTAATATTCTAAAAGATTTTGTAGACTACACAGCCTTTACTAAATTAAAAGATATTGGTATCAAGTATACTGAAGATCATCCTCGCTCAAGTCCTATCCCATGGTTTAACAAACATGTCAATATATCTAAGAAACAAACAGCATTACAAGAAAATGAATCTACTAATTACGTTATAGGTGTAATGAGTGATGATGTAGATTTTGATCAGCTACCGACATTATGAGAGAGGAATCAATGAAGGCAATAGTATGGAGTAAGGATCATTGTCCTTACTGTGACCAAGCAAAGGCGTTACTTAAATCTAAAGAAATTGAATTTGAAGAACGTAATATCACTAAAGGTACGTGGTCTAAAGAGCAATTATTAGAGGCAGTACCTTCAGCACGTACACTCCCGCAAATTTTCTTAAATGAAGAATATGTGGGCGGATTTACAGAACTTACTAAACTATTAAAAGGGTAACATGTTAAAACAAAACGAAATCTATTCATTTAAACTAATCTCAGGTGAAGAACTTATCGCAAAGGTACTAAGTGATCCTTCATCAGAACTATATAAAAACGGTGAGGTGCATATTGCTCAACCGGTTAGTATTGCGGATACGGCACAAGGTGTTACACTAGTACCAAGTCTATTTACCTCAGGATTAGACGGAGATTTTACGCTAAATATTAATACAGTTAGTGTTTATGCATTAGCTAGCGATAAGATTCAAGCGAAATATATTGAAGCTACAACTGGAATCAAAGTTTTAGATAAACAGATCATATTAGGATAATTATGCCGGGCAGACCAATTAGTTGTTTAGGTGACATGAATCAAGTAGGTGGTGCAATTATGCGCGGCGCCGCAACCACCTTAGTAGCAGGTCGCCCTGTTGGATTACATGTTAGTGTCATGACTCCGCATGCGCCGTGGGGCACACCGCATCCACCTCATGCAGCAGCAATAACAACTGATGGTGCTCCTACTGTAATATGTAGTGCGGCCCCTGTTCTACGAATTGGATCTGGCAATAGTTGCGGTCATGCAATTATTACTGGGTGCCCAACTGTAATGGTGGGTTCATGAGTTACGGGAATTATACACCTTTAGGAATCAATACGCTTGGTTCATTCCTTCAAGGGAGTGGATTATCTATTAATCCTTATATGACTGATAATGCAGGTTATACCACTGCTAATACTAATTATACTAAGGGTACTATTGTTTCTGATACCGTACTGAATAATTTAGTAGACAGCATAAAACTAGCATATGATCTATTGCAAACAACCGATGTAACACAAACCGATTACGATAACTTAATATCTATTGGTAGTTCTTCTATCCCCGCTTTAGGGAATGCTAAGCCTAGTACAGTGGCATCCTATACCGGAGCAATAACTCAATTTGGATTTTTACGTTTATTACCTAAACAGGCATATGATGAATTTACATACGGCGGAGGATATGGCTCATTCTTACGAAGTTTCGCTACATGCTATTCATATATAAATTTAAAGAATACCACAATTGCTACACTAGTTAATAGCTTATCCTTTATGGATATTGCGTATAGTAATATGAATGACTTGATCACTAGTGATATTGCAGGAGTTAATCCTGCCACATTATATTGGGGACAGGACTTAATCAGATCCGGCAGAGTACTTGATCTATCTAAGATTAGAACATTTGGTTCACCATCCGATCTTCTATTAACATTTCAAGATAATAAAGCAATAACTAAAGCATTGTCAATGGCGTTGTTAACTGCAGGATTGACAACACAGGAAATATTAGATATCTTATCAGGTGATAAGTTAGCAACATTAACCCAAGAAAAAAAGATATATGCAGCATATGGATTGATAATGGGTAATGACTTGAAAGATATTTTAGTTCCGCTTAATTGTAGAACTGAAGGTCTTACTATGCTAACTGACTTATTAGATTTAAAAAAGATTTTCCCAAATAGTTATTCTAGCCTAACTGTGCCTAAATATAATGTAAGAACAGGTCCAACCAATAGCAAGACGTATTATCTGATATATCAGAACGGTGGCACTACCCCGCAAATAGCAGAGTACGGCAATCGATTAGGTAATGTATTACCATTAGATATTGCGGTATCATGCGGATCATTCTCAGCCGCAATGCAGCAGATTAAAAATATTGCTGCTATTGATATAGAAAGATTCTCTCAAGTTGTTACTAATTTAGAAACGGTAACTGATCTTACTATAAATGGATCGAATGTCCCTACAAACCCTGCGCTAGTAAATAGTATCCTAGTATCATTAGCACTTGGTTCAGGTGTTAACGGTCAATATACGATGTATGACTTTTTTGGTGCCATGGTAGGTAAAAAATATCCGTTAGTAAGTGTAAAGAATTATATTCTTAAATTACAAACTGATACACTAGCGCAAATCTATTCAGACATTAAAGACCTTTTATCTACTGCTGGCCCGTATGATGACTTAGCTGGGCTGATTGATGATGCTAATACTGAGATCGATAGTATATTAGCAGCCAATGCGACAACAGCGACAAATCTAAATTTGGTTTGGGATAATATTGGTACATCACTAACTGCCGAACAAAATTTTAGAGCAGTTGCATTAACATCAAGTGCTGGTTCTACCGATAACGATATATATGCTTTTATCTTAAGTATGACTGTATATGCATTTGATACTGCGCCATACATGTGTGCAGATTTACTAGAAAAAATAAGTGATCTTACGACTTCGGGAGGACAATATTTAATAGGTCTCATGCGGGAGACTCGAAACACCAACCGCATAAATCTAATGGGCGGTATTATGGACAATAGCATACCTAGCCAATTGCCTACAACTACACAAAATTATTTGGGAATACCACTATCTACCGGTGAAGCAGTTTCGGGCAGTTTAGCGGGTAGTACCCAAATTAACTTGATACCGCCAAATTTACGATTGCCCAATTTTAATCCAGAGGCAATCAGTACAAACATACTTACCCCACCGCAAGCAATTAATCACACTACTACAGGTAACTGTGATTGTTGGGATAATTTGTAATATACCAAAATACTTGAAATTTATCTGACCCGGTAGTATAATACTAGTTGTCAGATAACATTTTGATTTTTTGATAGTAAGAGGGAGATTGTTTTCCCTATCCAGCGTAAAGGAGATAAACATGATACGCACTGTGAAATTTGTAGTTTGTTGTTTAGCTATATATGGAATCGGTATTATTGGCTCATACGTAATCGAACATAAATTAGAATCAATGCGGGCTATGGTAATGTATAATACCGACCCAGCAACAGCCAAAGTAAGACAAGCGCAGCTAGACTGTCTAGCACATAATATATATTACGAAGCCGGATATGAACCGTTTGAAGGCAAAGTAGCTATAGCGCAAGTAACAATCAATCGTGCAGAAAATAGTAATTTTCCGTCAGATATCTGCAAGGTTGTATATCAAAAGAATATTGTATATGAAAAGGTACTTTGCCAATTTTCTTGGTATTGTGAGAAGCATGCCTTACTTGTTCCAAAAGGACCGGCATATGTAGAAAGTATGGAAGTCGCTAAAAGAGTTCTATTAGAAGGATTTCGATTACCATCACTAACGAAAGCATTATATTTCCATGGTGATTATATAAATCCAAATTGGAAAAAAGAGAAAGTAGCACACATTGGCCGGCACGTTTTTTATAAATAACAGGAGAAGTACGTGAAGTATATTATTAACGGGATACGTGAAATGTTTAATTTTGATGGTTGGCTAAAAGCAGTAAAAGAACATGCACCAAATATCAGCGCAGAAACATTGGGATGGTTAGCTGTAATACTATTACATCTTGCTACGATTCCTACATTAACCGCAGTAATTACCGGACTAACTGATCGTATGCCACCAGTTGATCTAGTATTATTTTCTTGGGGTGGGTTATTTTTACTTTTCTTCAAAGCAACAATCCAAAAAGATATCCTTAACATAGTGACGATTGGATTGGGATTTTTTGTTCAAGCTTGCTTTATGGCGTTAATTATATTCAAATGAAATCAAGTCCTGATCGAGGTAGTTTTTCTAAAAAGAAATACCAAGAAAAAATAGCGATTGATCCAACTGATAAGGATGCAATAGCTATGCTTGAGTTCTATGACAGCATGGATGAGCATAAGAAAATGACTGAACAAGATCCAAAATGGCGAGAAAATAACCTAGAATATGATCTACGTATGAATGAGTATATTACTAAAAAATGCTTGAAACCCAAATATGCTCAAAATCTGTATGCTGCATTATGCAACAATGATTTTGTAAAAAACGATGTATGGCCAATCTTAAAAGGTGAAATTTGGAGTTGTAGTTGGAGGTACGCAGGGGGAATTATAGCTGATATACGGGTAGAAGGTGACTATATAGATTGGTACTGTTCTGGGATTGGGGGAGGATTAGGAAACGGCGACGAAGATGGTAGTATAGGATATGTCGCCGAACAGGTAGTAACCGAAGAAATCCGAGAGGATTTGCGTAGTATAGGGTGGTTAGTAGTAGAGTCACATGATGAAGAAATTGGGTAAATTTCTCTTGACATTAAATCCTCTATACTGTATCATGTGTAAATATTAAATTATTTGTAACAGGGATAAATAGAATACTATGTTAAACTTTACTTGTCATTTGCCGATGCAATCAACACTATGGTCAATAGAACCAGTGTTATTTACCGGCGCCTATTCAACAAGTATTCGCGGAAATAAAGATAGACTGGTGGGGTTTAGATAAAGTAGTAAAGTTACATAGTGGAAAAATATCTAAACCCTGAGACTAAAAAACTCAGGGTTTTTTGTTTTGTAGAGAGAAAACTAGCACTTGACATTAAATGGTACTTAGTCTATAATGTCTGTATAGTAAGTGAAGTAAGTAGTTTTGTTGTGAGTGTGGAGCAACGAGGGCTCTAAGCGCACTTTAAACATGCTTTAAACGGGCGGCTACTAGGATGGATTCCCTTGTGTGGGATGAAAAATTAGTTAGTAATAAAGCATATATTCCAGTGACTGGACCGCAGTGCCGAAAGGTTAGTGGACAATGTATGCTTTATTACACACATTCTAAAGAGTGTGTTACAAATTAGGACAGGTGGGTGAGCGGCTAAAACCACCAGACTGTAAATCTGACGCCCTTCGGGGCTACGAAGGTTCGAATCCTTCTCTGTCCACCAAATTTATTTAAAAGGAGCAATACTATGAAGCGAGGTAAAATGTAGTGTCGCTCTAGATCCCATGTATGGTCTAGAGTTGGCACGTTAAATCAACTTAATACTATA